TCAGCCGCTTTATCATCCTGATTTGGCAGCTGTACGCCGGTTTTGCTAACCTGAACAAGGACTTCTGCACCACCGCGTTCACCATCGTTTGATAGGAGGTAACTAACTCATGGCTACTTACAAGACTAACGCTGGCAGCGTACTTTACCCCGGCACCCAAGTTAACCGCCTTTCTGGCTACAACAACGAAGGTGTCTACGGTTGGCCTGGTATTGAGGCATACGAAATCATTGGTTATGTGCCCATTGCCAGCACCACTGCTGCCAAGACCTTCACGACCATCACTGTCCCCTCACCCGATCGTCGCACTGACGACCGCGTGCGTGATAACCTGAGTGCGATCACGGTGCCTGCTTCCAGCGCCGAGCCTTCGTACATCTACGGTGCTTCCATTTCGATCGGTCAGGACATCCCTTCCGGTGTTGGCTATGGTACCGGCGCACTGCCTGGTTTCCCTGGCGTGCCTGTGACCGCTGACCTCGTTGGTACCACCAGCGACCTGTTGCTTTTCGGCCCTGACAACGGTGGCGTTCCCGCTGGCGTGTCTACCGCCAACAAAGCACTTGGTATCGGTAACGCTGTTGCCTACATGACTGTTGCCTCTAGTGCCCTGACCCAGGGTACCTTTGCTCTGTCTAACGGTAACGCTACGTCCGGTTCGCTGCCCTTCGCCAGCTCCGTGACTTCCGGCGGTATCCTCGCTGCTGACTTCTACAGCTCGATGTTCTACAAGGTCACCTCTAATACCACCTTTGGTGTGTATAGTGTGTTGACCGCTGCTGCCACGACCGCAAACGGTTCTGGCGTGAGCATCAGCGCTACCGATCTGGCCAACAACAAAACTGGCTACATCGTGTGCCGTATCAACTACCTCCGCCCTGCAAATGCTGCAGGTTGGAATGAAATCCAGGGCTTCATTGACTTTAAGTCCCAGATTGGTGGTGATGACGGTGCCGGCGTGAACGGCTGATAAAGGTTAAGTCAGTTAATGTACTGGTAGTTGCATCCAAACTTTAAATGCTTTACCAGTACAAGCTGACGGGCGGTCTCGTTGAAGTCCTTTCGGATTATGGTGACGGGATCGTAATGTGCGTTGATGCGCAGGACGAGGTTCATTATCTTGAAAGAGAGAACCTCGTCCCGCATCTTTCCGCAACCAATGAAAAAGAACGTAACACTGAACGGTTGCGTGAAGTATTGAAAGAAGATGGTGTTAACCCCCCTGAGCCATCAAATAAGGAAACTTTTCCTTTGGATGTTCGGTTGAACATTAATACAGCCAGCGCCCGGCAAATTGCAGATACATTGCCAGGTGTTGGTCTTAAAACTGCACGGGATATTAAAGATCTTCAAACATCAATGCCCGGCGAAAAATTTGTGCGTCTTGATCAACTCAAAAGCATCAAGCGAGTAGACTGGGATGAGATTATCAAAGAGAACTTAGTTCGCGTTGAATAATGCAACTTGACACCTTCTACCAGTCAAAAGTACGCTGGCACCTGGGGTATAACATTACCTCGGTGCCGGCTGGCGACCAAGCACGACTGGCTGAAGCATTAAATAATATTCAAGATTCGTTTTGGTACAGCAAAATTGTAGAACAAATTGGTCGGTGCGATGAAGCAGAAAAGCGCACCGATATGACAGGTAGTGTCAACAATACAGAAGTGCCCAAGGGTCGGTTAGAGAATATTGCGGGTGACGTTACGCGGACAATCAGCACCACTGATTTCAAAGATACCTTGAAGACGTGGATTCAAATTTACATGTTTGAAACCGATAGGTTGGCGCTACATCTTTACGTGCCAAATTATCGTAATCCTGAACAGGCTCGCTACCGATTTGAACGAGAAGGTGCGGAGTTTATCCAAGCCTTGCCAGGACCTGCGGACGTTTCCATTGGTACACGTATCCGTTTTATGGAGGAGCTTCGATAATCATGGCATTAACCTCTGAATTACTTGGTTTAACACCACAAGATTTAAACGCAGCAGCATTTACGGCAGGAGGAGAAGCTGCCCCAGGCAAAGATATCGGTGGCGTACTGCAAACAATTTTGGCAAGGAAAGCGCTAAATCCTGGCGCCAGCATTGCATCATTGGTAAAAGCCCCTCAACAGTTTGTCGCAAATGACCCTTACTCCGTAGGGCAAGTAACGGATCCCAGTTTTGGTGCAAAAATATACGGGAGCAAATACAACCAAGCCATGCAAATACTGCAAAATCCCAACTTAATGGCGGGTTATTTGCAGGCTGGTCAAGGAGCAACGTCATTTCGTGGCCAATCACTGCTTGCAAATAAACACCCCGATGACATCATGTTTTCCCCCAGCGGGAATTTTTATTTTGATAAACACCCAAATGTTGCAAACCAATTAATTCAAAAATTAGGTAAACCAGCCCCCTTAGGAGTTCCCAGTGCAAGTGGGGTACAACCACAACAGACTGCTCCGCAACCGCAACCACAAACAAATCCCGTTGATTTTGTTAATACTTATGCTGCCCAAATGAAAAACGTCTTGCAAGCAATGGCGACACCAAGAGATTATGGGGGTTTGAGTCAAGCTTTTGATTTGAGTGCACCCAGCGTACAAGCGGCACAGCAAAATACTGTTCCCATTGCGTCACCCAACGCGATCATCGAAGCTTTGATGGCTTCCGGGCAAGGTAGTTACGTGTAGGAAATGGCTTATATTGGTATGAAGAGCACGTTTAAGATTTAAAATGGGACAATCCAGCGGTAGCGCAACGGGGCTTGCGGGACGAAAGCTCCCTTCACAACAAACATCTAGGGTTTTGCCAACCGTTTCTGCACCTGACATCGCATCTGCATTGCCTTCTTCCGATGCGCAACAAGCACAAAGTAGGCTTGCTATTGCCAATCTTGATCCTACTAACCTAGCTTCTATAAGAATGGCTGGGGATGCCTTTGGTGCCAACACAAATGTAAGTACAAACAAATATACGCAACAAGGTGCTTCATATAAGGCGCCAACAGATTCCACCCTTACTACCGATAGCCAACCTTCGACAACGCCGACACCACCTCCACCTGCTCCTGCACCGCCTCCGCCCCCGTCAACGCCCGCGTGGAATCCGCCTTCAGATGCAACACCCACGGATAGCTATGTTTCCGTACAAAAAAACGGTGACAACTATTATTACGACAGTGGCGACGGTACTGTAGCAAATGATCCGTACGTAGATCCAAATACAGGTAGGCGTTACCAGAAGACTTACGATAATCAAGCGGGCTAATTAAAATGGCACATACCCGCTCCGGGCAAATTGAATCTTCTTTTTTTGGACATCGTGGCAGACGACCAGAAAATCGCACCAGAATGGCGGGAGATCAACTTAGCTTGGCGTTAGGAGGAGAAGGTGCCAATATTTTCCGGGGTTTACATTTATCTGGAGACTACACCCCATTGATGCCTCCTGCGCCCCCTGGTACCATTGATATTGGTGCAGCGGAGCAGACACTGCTTTGATTATTGGGATTAAAATACAGGTAGCGCAACCTTTTATTGTTTGTAATGGCTTCAAAAATGCCGCCTGAACTCCTTGCACATTTTAAAAAGAAAGCAGGGGAAAAGAAAGAAAGCCATGACGAGCCAAAGGAAAGCGATAAAGAGAAACGCAAGGAGGCCGTAAAGAAGGCCCGCCTCAAGCTTGAAGAGCGAAACAAAAAGAAATAATTGATTGCGCTACAATACAACCAGAAACCTTAGGAACCTAAGATAATGGCAAGCACCGCCTGTAACCGGCAACCAATGATGATAGACCGCCCGGTGCTAAAAAGCACACTGGTGACGGTTGCATCTGGTCAATCTTTTGCCACAAGCCTTATTCCAACTGCGGTTGGTAATGCCACTCAAATCATTGATGTAAATACTGCAGGTACGGATAATTCCATCAGTGGCGCCTATATTGACGAAATTTGGTTTCAATACAGCCAATTTTCTAATAACTATTTTGCGCCAGTTTCTGGTTCAGGTGGCACTTATAACCAAGTTGGTACGGCGCTAACAATTACTTACGCTAACCATAATCTCCAAGTTGGTCAAAAGGTCTATTTGGATTACACGACAGGTAGTGGCGTAGATGAAGTTCTTACGGTTACCGCAATCACTGCAAATACTTTTACAGGTGTTAGCGCATCGACGCTAACCACCAGCGGTAACGTAACTTTTTATCCTCCCACGGACTTTTGTTTTTACCTTGTCAACGTGAGCAGCATTACAAGCACCAATCAATTTTTCCCTCTTTTTACAGTAAGTATTCCCAGCGTGGCTGCAAATGCTAATTACAGCCTAACTTTAAATAGCATCTTGCCTTTGGTTAATCAACCTGTTGTACATGCTGGCGCTAATTTTACCAGCACCAATAGCACGGTATCCCCCAAAACTCGTGGGCTATTGATTGGTAACGGGTCTTCTCTGTATGTTTCGGTTGGTGGCACTACCGCACTTACCAACGGCTTCTTTGTGAATTTACAGGGCGGCTACTATTGATCAATTGTCATGGCAAAATTTGACGGATTTACCGGCAAATTCAACGACAGCATAACAAAAGGATTTAATAACCCTGGGGACAAAATATCTGCACTCAGTAATTACGGAGTTGCAGACAACCCATTTAAATTTACACCACATAAGGATGAGTTTAAAAGCCGTATCCGCTTTTACGACCGAGATTCTTTATGGGCACGCTGGCGACGTGGATATGAAATTTATACAGTCATGCAAAGTGTGTTTGCATCCGCTTCAACCAAACGTGGAGATATAGGCGACTATCGTTCATATTGCGCCTTCCAGCAGTACCCTGGCATTTTTATCCCAGCAAGGTTATTTACGTACCCAAGTTCCTCCGTGGAGACGGGCGAACATATTGTTGCCATGCGCGACGTCAATGCGCTAAACTTCTATGATTTTGGCTTGCCCATTCTTGCTGTACGTTATTTGGGAAATGCTGTTGTAGCCCCCTATTCTCAATCAGGTTTTGCAATTACCGTCTCCCTTCCTAGACACGGTTATCAACTTGGCGATAACATTTATTTATCATTTCTTAGCGGCACAGCTACTACCGCAACGCTTCCCATCACTTCAAAAACCAATGACACCTTTACGTGTACTGCTGCAGTTAGCGCAACAACCGTAGGTAATGTTTCAGCTGCACTATCCACGGGATTTTCTGATCCCCGCTGGACGGAAACCAGAGCCAAGGTTCGCTATTTGCCTGCGCCAAGTAATTCGTTGATTGGCGAGAGAATTACCGATCGTATTAGCGAGGCCGATCCAGGAATTACTGCAACTTATTCACGTACCGGGAGTACGGTTACGGTTACATGTAACACACCTCATGGTCTCGCCACAGGAAATGAAATCAATTTAAATGTGACAACAGGAGGAGTTATTGCAGGGCTGTATTTAATCACGGTAACTTCTAATGTTGCTTTTACAGTTACAACAATTGAAAATGGTTCAACCAGTGGCAACGCAATCGTGTATAGGTTGATCGAGAAATTTAATTATGACGATTATGTAGGATATACGGTAAAGGATATTGACGTAACAAACAACGAAATTGTCTGCCAACGTAGCCATAGCTATGGGGCAAAAACTATGGACATGGTTACCGACATTGTCACACCAGCCCATCGCGGCTTTTTGGTTGGCAATTTTCTTACCACAGAATTACGTTATCAATGCACTTGTCAGGATTACACACGGCGAGAATCATATGATCTTTACAGCAGCAATAGTAAGAATAAATTCCCTCAAAGCGCCATCACATCAACTAAGCCTGGGACAATCTTAAACAAAGATGACAGTATCACCAATTTGCGGGAAAATATTGGGGTATTCAGTGATTTAGGTTATGTAGCAAGCAATGATTTCTATCAGTTACCAGATTACGGGGATAAGCAGAATACGTGCTACACCGGATTGCAATACTATCAATTGCGCTGGTGCAAACATATTTACGCTTCCCTTTTTTCTTTGATGCATGAAGAGGGAAGCGCCCCTTTAAACATCTCTGGATCTTTTGTTCAATCAGGGGATACTAGCGTAATTATCACAGCATTAAATCACGGGTTGACAGCTAATACAAAAGTACAACTTGTCGTTACAAGTGGGTTGGTATTAAGCGGGCAGTACAGCATCAGCAGCGTACAAGATGCAAACACTTTTACGATTGCTTACCCCTATACGCAAACCACTTCCGGTTACTGTTCGGTACAAAATTTAAAAGAACATGATTATGTTTCGGCTTGGATAAAGGAACCAAGTGATCACCCGGTTGGAGATGGTGCGGATTTATTCTACGCAAACTTAAGGAAAGAGCATTCTCGCGTCAAGCAAGGCGCTGAACGGCTTGCCATGCTAAAGATGGGCAAAGATTGGCGTGGCGCGGCGCAAACAAAAGATTTCAAAAATCAACCACAATCCACGGGCAATTATCAACCTTACATACTCACATCGTTGTTGACAGATAATATCCAGCGGGACGCAAATGGAAACATTGTAGCCGCCGATGGCACCCTCCAAAACAGCACGCAACGCTTGATTTCTGTCGTCAGCAAAGTTGTAAACCTAAATCCAACACTCATTGTTAGTACAAAATTTGGATTTTTAAATGAACCGTTAATCAATTACACCAATAACTATCAATTTGGTTTAATTGATTCCGGCCAATATTTGAATGGTCTACCCGTGGATCCGCTTAATACGCTAGTAACTGCAGGTTCTTTCATCATCGGGGCTTGGTATGTCATCGATACGGTCGGAACCACGGATTTCACGGCGATTGGCGCGGCATCCAACAACCAATACATCGAATTTCAAGCCACTGGGGTTGGATCCGGTACCGGGACGGCGGTTGCAATGAGTACAATAGATTGCAGCACCTACGATCCGCTTACGGCTCAGCCCACCGTAATCGATTGCGGCACCTACGATTAACCCCATTTTGCCATGACGGAACAGGTTTTAAGTCGGCGCTCTTCACTTTTATACGATCGCCCTTTGCCGACACGGTTGGGACCAGCTGAGATTGCAGTAAACAACAACCCAGGCGACCCTGGCCTTTACTTTGCAGACAACACCGCATCGCCCAGTACAGGGCTCATCAAGGTTGGTCCAACCTTCATCGGGAGCACGGCCCCAAACCTTCTCCCAACGGGCTACACAGGCCTCTCCAAGGGGGAATCCTGGCTAGATACAGTAAGCACTCAAATTTTTAAGATTTATGATGGCTCTGCCTGGCAAACCACTAAAGCAGTAGCATCTATTTTTGTAGGCAAACCATCTAACCCCGTTAACGGGCAGTTGCACTACGATAAATCTTTAAGCAAAATGTATATTTATGATTCAGCCAGTTCGTCTTGGCTGGCGACTTAACTTGTCAATCCCCCGGTTCGTATCAAATAATCCAGGATACGGTCCAGTTTTTTATGGACGGATTCCATTTCACGCCTAAAGTCTTCTTTTAGAACATAATCACGGATGACGCGATCCTCTAAGGTATCCAAATCGTCTTCAATGCGCTCCAGACGCCGATCGATTTTATTTTGAAAGCCAGCAAAAGCCTTGGTAATGCCGGTAAATGCTCCAACGGCCCCAGAAGCAGCTGCAAAAATAATATCTAGGCCCACGTTGAACTTAATATGCTCCCCTTATTCTAATGGGTTCAACAACTTAGAATAAAACAAGAATAAGTACAGGTGTGACCGCTACCTACGATCCCAATATAGTAGGTGCGATTGAAGCACTCGTGGACTTGATGTCCGGTAATGGCTTTGCAATGACTCGGGAACCGTACGCACCCAATTATAGAGGTCTTGTTGATGCCATCATCGACCTTAAAGAAGGGTTTCCCGCTTATGTGGCCCCGGATGTAGGGTTTAAGGTACTTGCTGGCGAAACAATATCACAAGGACAGGCTGTTTACTTAAATCATTCGACAGGACTTGCATATTTGGCCATTGCTAACGGTACGGAAGCGCAAGCTCATGTTGCAGGATTTGCTAACGAAACACAAACAGCAGGAAATCTAATTCAAATCCTAGTTGCTGGTATCCTTGGAACATCTGGATTGAGTGTAGGCAACGATTATTATCTATCTGCGGGTACTGCTGGGTTAATCACAACGACGCCACCAAGTGGGGCCGGAAAGTATGTCACCAATGTTGGACAGGCTGTGACGGCAACTCAATTTTCCATTCAACTTAATCCTCCAATAAAGCTGAGTTAGATATGGCAACCAGAAAACCCTTAGCTTTAGTCAACGGTTTATTCCAAGAAGTCAATACGCCAACTGACAAGTTAGATTTTGCCGGCAATACAACATCGGACCTGCTTGAAGGCAGCAACCTTTACTACACCAATGCGCGTGTATTTGGTGCGCTTTCAGTAAGTAATAGTGGCACAGGTTATGGTTCGCTGGCGTACAACACATTAACTGGTTTATTCACCTATACGGTTGTTACCGATGCAAACATTCGTGGCAGCCTCAGCGTAGCATCGGGGTCTGGTCTTACATACAGTACGAGCACAGGTCAATTTGGTACCAGCTCCATCCCCAACAGCCAGTTAGCAAACAGCTCAGTAACATTTGGTAGTACCACGGTTGCGCTTGGCGGTTCTTCTAGTACCATTTCTGGTCTCACAAGTCTTACCGCTACGACGGTAACAGGAAGCACCAACATCATTTCAGGTGCAGCGGGAGCAGCTAGCAGCATCACCCTAGGAAGCACTGGCATCATTTTTGAAGGTGCAACTGCTGATGCAAACAAAACAACACTTAACGTCATAGATCCTACGGGTACAAGGTCAATCCTGTTACCAGATGCCAGCGGTACCCTGGCGCTGTTGAATTCAATTTCGGTTGCCAATAGCGGTACAGGTTTTGGCAGCCTTAGCTACAACAGCAGTACCGGGACGATCACTTACAATGTGGTTACTTCGGCCAATATCCGAGGGGTTCTTTCCGCTTCTACGACAGGTACCGGGTATGGCACGCTCACTTATAACAGCTCAACTGGCAATTACGATTTTGCTGTTGTTACTGATGCCAATATTCGTGGAAGTCTCAGCATCGCTGTAGGCTCCGGTTTAACGTATAGCTCCAGTACAGGAGTATTTGGAACTAGCGCAATTCCAAATAGCCAGCTAGCTAATTCCAACATCCAGATCGGCAGCACTTCCATTGCCCTTGGTGGCAATACAAGTACGGTAGCTGGTTTAACATCCCTTACAGCAACGACGCTCTACGGTGGAACCCTAGGTGCTGCCAATTCTTTATACCTAGATGGTACCGCAAGCGCTCTGGTATTTCAAGGTACCGTATCAAGCGTCAATTCGACAAAACTTGTCGTCACTAATCCGACCGCAACTCGTACAGCCACTCTGCAGGATGCTTCTGGGACAATTGCTTTAAGCACCAATAACCTTTCCTTCTTCTCTTCTACAACATCTTCTCAACTGGCAGGCGTAATCAGCGACGAAACAGGGACAGGTTCCCTTGTCTTTGCTACATCTCCTTCCCTGGTAACACCTACAATTGGTAGCGCTGGAGCAAACTTCAGTGGCGCAACCTCTGGTACCACTTCTCTACTTGCTTCTGCTATTGCCTCTGGTTCCCTTACGTTGCCAGCTGCCACTGATACATTAATTGGCAAGGCGACAACGGATATTTTAACCAATAAGACCTTTGATACGGCGGCAACCGGTAACGTCCTGAAGATTAATGGAACAGGGATTATGGCTGTGACAGGATCTGGCGCTGTTGTGCTTGCAACATCACCTACCCTGGTTACTCCTACCTTGGGTGTTGCATCAGCCACCAGCATCAATAAATTGGCCATTACAGCTCCCGCCACTGGGTCAACCTTGGCTGTTGCTGATGGTAAAACCCTGACAGCATCCAATACGCTGACATTTACCGGTACAGACGGATCCACCATTGCCTTTGGGGCAGGGGGCACCATTGCCTACCTCGGTAGTAATAATGCTTTCACGGGCGCCAATACCTTTACAAATACCACTGGGCAAACTTTTAGGCAGACCTCAACGCAAGATGGCATTATTCTCAATGGCCGAGCAGGAGGCTCCAGTAGTTACGCCGTCACATTTACCCCTACTACTTTGACAGCAAACCGTACGATGACGATTCCAGATGAGACCGGAACTTTTGCTTCGCAAGACTTTGCTACTGCACTTGCAATTGCGCTAGGATAGTATTATGTCAACACAAGTACAATTTCGTAGAGGCACAACGACCGACATCAGCGGCTTCACCGGAGCCGTTGGTGAAGTTGTTGTAGATATTACAAAGAATACGGTTGTCGTCAACAATGGTGTCAAGGCCGGTGGCTACCCACTTTTGCGTGAAGACTGTACGAACATCAGTCTGTCGCCCGGCTCGTTGGCCAGTTGCGCCATTAAATTTGCCAATAGTGCCAGCACCGGCATTTACAGCCCCGTTTTAGGTTCGGTTGCACTGGTGACCAATGGTGTGGCAGGGCTTACAATAGATTCATCTGGTGCTATCACCATTCCCGGAAACGTTGCCATTACAGGTAATGTTTCAATTGGGGGGACGTTTACTTCCTCTGACAACCTCGCCCTTATCGTTGCTCTAGGCTGACATGGCAAATACATTCACAAGAAGTACAAAGTCCAGCTTGGTGCAATCCACCACGGGCACAAACGAATCCAATACGGCAACAACGTTTGATATTGTTACAGCCGGCGGCTCGGCTACGCTCATTATTTTGAGTATCTTGGTATCCAATAAAACAGGGAGCAGCGCTAACAGTAATTTGTATTTGCTGCCTAGTGGTGGTACCGGTGTGTACCTATTGAAAAACGCCCCTGTGCCTGCAGGGTCATCCCTTGAGATGATTTCAGGCAGTAAAATCATCATGACGGCAAACGATATTCTTCGGGCCAGCTCTGATACTGCCTCGGCATTGGATGTAACCATTAGTTACCTGCAGCAGACATAATGGCACTTACTCAAGTTGATGCCAACCAATTGAACTCCAACGTATTTGGTGTCGTTGGCCCTTTCCGTAACCGCTTGATCAATGGTGCAATGCAGGTTGCACAAAGAGGTACATCAGCTACGGTAACTGCGGGTACGGCGGTTCCAACTGCCAGTACCGGCTATCCCACCGTTGATCGTTGGTATGTCTACTCCACTGGTGCAAACGTTACGGCAGCGCAAGTTTCTGGTTCTGGCGCGGTTCGAAACCGCTTGCAGATCACAGGTGCGGCTTCTGTTACAGCTGTTGGCATTGGCCAACGTATCGAAGCACTCAATTCTTATGATCTTGCTGGCAGTAACGCTACTCTCAGTGTTGACCTGGCCAACTCTCTTCTAACAACAGTAACCTGGACCGCGTATTACGCTACGTCAACGGATACATTTGGCACCGTTGGTACAGCTACTAGGACACAAATTGCTACAGGTACGTTTACGATTTCAAGTACGGTGACACGATATTCGGCAAACATTGCAATTCCTGCAGCTGCCACAACCGGTATTGAAATTGTATTTACTGTCGGTGCGCAAACCAGCGGAACATGGACTGTTGGCAACGTACAACTTGAAGCTGGGTTAGTAAACAGCACTTTTGAACAACGTAGCTATCAACAGGAACTTGGGTTGTGTCAGCGTTATTACCAAAAAACAAGCGCTGCTTGGATCGTAGATACTTCACTATCGAACCAAGCCAAGTACCATATTGTCACGATGCGCACAACACCCACTTCATCCGGCGGTGGCAGCGGCTATAGCTATAGTGGCAACGGTGAAGTCTTAGTGGAATCACAAACAGCTAGAGCAACAGCAAGCATTACCTACTCTGCGGAGGTTTCATAATGTACCAGCTAACAGATTCGAGCAGCATCCTACGGCTAGAAGATAATGCGCTGATTCCAGCAGATGAAATTAATGCTGATTACGTCATTTATTTGCAGTGGCTGGCGGAAGGTAACGAACCAAAGCCGGACCCTGGTGTAAAACCATATACATGGGATCAAGCCATTGAGAAACGTGATAAATCCCTAAAGGATTCCGATTGGACGATGATCCCCGGTTGCACGGTAGATCAGCACGCTTGGGCTGTTTATCGACAGGTCTTACGGGATATTCCGCAAACTTTTGCAAATTGTGATCCAATTGGTATTATTTGGCCAGAAAAACCTTCTACCGCTGGCCCTAATACAAAGCCAAAAGAGGAAGCACCAGAACCAGTGGAAACTCCCGCCAACGTGGTGGCCGAACATGAAGCAGAGACTGCGCCAGTTGAAGAAGTTTCCTCCACAGCAAATGCACCTGTTGTTGCCGCCGAGGAAACAGTCTCGGCTACAATTGATACTACTGAGTCTAAGTAACGATGGCCTATCTTGGCAATAATTTGCAAGCGTCCTATTCAGTGTACCGCTTGATCGATAATATTAGTTCTAATTTTAATGGTTCAACAACATCATTTGCACTTACTGTTAATGGTTTTACACCGGTACCCTTTCCCGTTAACGAGCAGAACGTATTGATTTCTGTTGGTGGCGTACCGCAAAAACCGGACCCAACGGGTGCAGAAGGTTTTAAATTTTCTGGCACAAATATTGTTTTTAGTTCTGCACCTAAAACCGGGGAGGCCTTCTGGGGCGTTGTTCTTGCTGGCGCAGATTATGTCAACGTCGGTGTTAGTTACCCAGATGGTACAGCTTCCGCTCCGAGCATTACATTTAACTCAACAAAAACAACAGGTGTTTATTTAGCAGGTTCTTCCACGCTGGGCTTCACTACTGCAGGTATTCTTCGGTCCACAATTGATTCAAACGGTAATTTTTCTGTAGTGTCAACCGGCTCTGCCACGGCACCTGCGGTTGCTGTTGGTACCGGAACTACTTATGCACCAGGAATTTATTCTTCCGGTACCGATCAACTAGCATTTAGCACTGCTGGTGCACAAAAACTTTTGTTGGATACCAACGGATTTGCGGTTCACACTGGCTCAATTGGTCGCGGAACACCCGTTACAAAAACAACAAGTTTTACATTAGGTGTTGCAGAGAATTGGGTTATTTGTAATGGGAGCGGTTCCATTACGGCAACACTTCCTACGGCAAGCGCTTGGACTGGCAGAGAAATTATGATCAAGACGATTGCTGCTTTTACTGTTGTTTCCGCATCTTCAAATGTAGTCCCATTGGCAGGCGGTTCGTCTGGAACTGCCATCCTTGCGGCAACTGCTGGTAAATACGCCACATTGGTCAGCGATGGGACCAACTGGATCATCATGCAGGCAAACTGATCCAGACGTACTTGAAAATTCAAAGGATAGTGCCTATAATATGCGTGCACTCCCCCTTGCACTATGACCAACCTTAGCGCCAAAGTCGATACCTTGATGGCCAGCCTCCAAGAAAAAATCAACATTTATAACGAAACTACTGTAACTCTGGAGAAAACAAAAGAAGAAATCATTGCCTTGCAAGGAGCTATTAACGCTATCAAGGAACTACAAGCAGAAGAGGAAGGTTCAGCAGCCGTCACTCCTGATGTTGTGTCCTGATTTACAAGCTGATAAGCCTGTAACAATCAAATCAAAGGTCTGGACGGTTTTCAAAAAAGAACCAAAACCTCCAGACCTTTTACCCCCAAGCATGAAAGCGGTTGTTGTCATTAACCGTGAATGGAAGAATTGTCAAATCCTTGACAAGAAAAATGGGCACACCCTGGTACGCCTCCCCTCCACATTGGGTGAATGGTGGATCCAAGATGAATACTGGTGGGGCGTTGATGGAAGACCCATCCCATCAAGGCAGCTTGCAATTACAACAAAAGTAGGGAGAATACACCTACATGTACCTTATTATAAGCAAAAAACAATTGAAGAAGGTGGTTATAGAAGCTCCTTGTACTTGAGTTGTGCGTGTGCGGCCATGTATCTGCGGCCTGAGGCATTTGCTAATCCGGATGAATACTACGAAAGAGTACAGGCATTTGGCGGTCACGAATCCCCCTACGCTAATGTTGACCTGTTGCGTAGCGTAGGGGTGCGAGCAACCTACTACAAGAATGGCATCCAAGCGGACTTAAAACGCGCCATTGACAACTGTTCTCCTGTCATCTGCTGCGCATTAAACGAGGGTGATATGTATAACCCCAAGGGTGAAGGGCACTGGGTTACGGTAGTAGGGTATGACGAAAACAAGAGAAGATACATCGTCAATGACCCCCTAGGTAAATTCTTACACCGAGACGGTACCTATGAACACGACAATGGAGAAGCCATAGAGTACACCACGCTTTTCTTTCGTTACCGCTGGACTGCAGATGGATGGGCAACGGGGTGGTATATCGTTTTTGAAGGTTGGTAAGCGTGTTAATATCAAGCCAGTTACAGGAATCCCATGGAATCTTTCATCGATGATTTGGCTGCCGGATTAAAAGCACAACAGGAAGCATTGGAACAAGAGATCCGGCTGGCGGAAACGCAACTATTGAGCAAAAAAGAAGGATTTTTGAAAGTACAGGGCGCCTTGGAGCTTATTGGCATCATCAAACAACGCCAAAATCAACAAGAAAACGACAATATCTTGGCAAGCGTTGAATAATATCTAATAATACACCCAAGAAAGGGGTGGTGCTGCCCCCAAAATGAGTGCAAACCCAAGGCGTGAGGCAGGTTTATGCACCGTAACTTGTGTTTAGAGTTTGAGGCTCTTTATGTTCGATACGGCACATGATTACCTCGCTAATCTTGTTGTTTTAAGCCCAAAACTTGCCCGTAAGCGTTTCAGGCAGCACATCTTTGAATCTTGGAACTGGCGATGTGCCTATTGTGACTGCAGCCTCAACGAGAATACAGCCACCATTGATCATATCCGCCCCCGCCACAAAGGCGGCAAAAGCACCAAAGCAAACATGGCAGCTGCTTGCGTAAAATGTAACTTTCAAAAAGCTTCTCGCCCTGTTTTTGAGTATTACAATGATACCCATCCGCATTATTCCGAGCAAAGGGCAAGTAAAATAAAGACGTGGATGGAACAGCAGTCCACTCAATTACACTTAACTTCATTATCAACGGAACACGCCGTTCCATACCTGGATCATGATAGCTACCTCTGTTGGACAGCCAGTTAACCCACAAGGCAGCACCGCGCCAGTGCCAGGGCAAACACAAGCACCGGCGCAACCACAATCAAATCCAGCACAATTTGCTCAAAATTATGCAGCAAATTTACAAAGCGTTATTGATCAACATAAAAAATACCGTATTGCTAGTGAATGGGATCACTTGAATGATGGTGCCGAAAGCATGGCCTTGAATGCCCCCGCACAAGCTGCCAACTATTCTTCCTGACCATGGCGGATCACGCAAAGGCAAAACGGCTTGCCAAGGCACACATGAAGTGCAACTGTCCTCAAAAAGCACCTCCTGGTGATACCCACAAAAAAGTGGTCAAGAGCTGCCATGATGGGGTTGAGAAAATAATTCGCTATGGCCGCAGGGGATACGAGGATTACACGCAACATCATGACAAAGATCGACGCAAGAACTTCCGATCTAGGATGGGGTGTGACAAAGTAACGGATAAGAACACCGCAAAATACTGGGCTTGCCATGATCTCTGGCCAAATGGGTAAAATCTTAAACAAAAAAGACGCCTGCTACCGCGACCTGGTGCAATCACTACGGGATAGCACCTACGTGTACCATCAAACAACCATTGTCCATTGGAACTTGATGGGTGGCAAGTTTTATTCAATTCATAAATTGACACAAACAATTTATGAAGAGATGCAAGAGGGTATTGATACCATTGCAGAGCATCTACGCTCACTTGATATTAGTGCCCCCCGGTCGGTCGAAGATTTGACTTATTCCTCGTTTCCTAAGTTGACTGAAGACTGCTTTGCGCAAGATAAGTTGATTGAACAACTGGCGTTAAACCACGACAAACTTGGAACAAATTTTGAAGCTTTGGCAGCAGCCGCTGAAAAAATTGGTGACCAGCTTACTCTTGATTTGGCGGTAGAACGCGGACGTGCCCACAAAAAGTTTCAATGGTTGCTTAAGAGTACACTAGATTATAAATCTTGATTTCCGATGTCTTACAATCCCATTCACATCGATACGCTGTTTTATTTTCCGGCAGCGCTCACGGCAACTGGTACCACGTCACCAATGTTGGCGGCGGATCAAGACAATGCTGCCCCAACTAACTTCGGCTTTCAAGTTACTGTTGCCAGTGTTAGCACCAATGTAGTTGTTCGCTTTGAAGGTAGTTTAGATAATACCAATTTCTTTGCATTAGCTGCTTCTGATACCACAATTACAGCCAATGGTACTACTGGATATTTCTTTTCCGGTATGCCCCTTAAATCAATACGCGGGCGTTTAGTAACCATTACAGGAGGTACCCCTAGCGTAACATTTGTTATGTCAGCAAGATAAACAATGAGTTATTTTGAAAGTTATCAGCAAACAGCACTTTTTAATTTTCCAGTATTGACAACTCCTGGGGTGACAGATGCAGTAGATGTCTACACCCCTAATTACCTATCTACCCGTAATTATACGCTGCTTGCTACCGTAAGTAATATTGATTCAGCTGTTGTAATTCGCTTAGATGGAAGCGTAGATGGTACTAATTTTGGCGCTATGATTTCCAATTCAATTGAAAGAAATGGGACTTATGCTTACAACGTTAGTGGATTCCCCATGAAGAAGTTGCGGGCAAATTTCTTTTCAGAAAGTGGTGGCACCAATGCCAATGTTCAATTTCAAATAGCAGCAAACTAAATCAAGGGCCAACTGCGCCACCACTTTGTAATAACATATTTGTTCCCCTTGATTGGCGGTAGAGCTTCATGAAGTGTCTTGGGGTTTACCTTACCATTGCGGTATAGGTTGCTCCAGAACACTACGGTACCTTGCTTTGGTTTGAATTTGCATTTTAGTCGTTTGAAATACGTCTCACCACCTTCTTCAACATTGTTTAAATAGATCATGGTTGTCCATGTGCGTTGTCCCATCCATTCGGTGTAGGTCTTGAACTCAGCTGTTCCTGGATGAAAATAATCATTGTGTTCTTTATAGTATTGGCCTGGATCATATTTTTGCCCTTGCATAGCCTCGCCAAGAAATGGATCTAGATCCAACAGTTTTGCAAGCCTGTCATTAACTATTTCAACGACGCTTTCGCTTGCATATTGCAAGTTTGCTGTACTGCTGGTGCGATATGAATTGACAAGCCCACTATCTTTCGGGTCGGCAACGGTTGAGCGTTGTTTTTCTTTATCAATAATATGCATTAAATCTTGGCATTCATCTGCTGTCAAGAAATCATCCAAAGTGAACAACTTAATACGTGACCCTAATGGTGCATGGTTTACAGATTTTTTAGGAATAGGACGCTGATATAAGTATTCATAATCAATCACATCCGGTGCTGTTTTGAAATTGGCCGCCTTTATCAGCATTGCAATTTCAGTTTCTTCTACATTCTGTTGCTCCAAAGAACGTATGATCTGCTTTTTGCTAACTCCTGCGCAGGCGCTTGCAATCATGTGATTAAGGACCGCCTCTAAGTTCATGGGGTAAGCTTCTGTTAGTTAAAATGTTACAGGATTAAGTGAGTATCGGCAAGCCATGCCCTCCATGCTATTGATCGCCTTGGTTTTTGCCGGTGCGTACTCCGTCAGTTTTTTGACTTTTAATTATCGATCTAAACGACATGAATCATCCAGATGGGAAAGCTTTTTTAAACCAGTACGTCACTGAACGGTTGCCGGCTTTCGCACCCAGGATGTTTGAGGACGGCCCCGATCTACCCTCCTTTGCTTCTGATGTACGCGCCACACCTATGGCGATGATTGACGCAGGTGGTCAAATGGGCACACATCCGTATGTGGGTAGCAGCGGAATGGCTGCACAGCCTAACCGCTACACCGTTTAAGTGATTGCTGTTAGAATTAATCCAGTATTGGACGGCCAATGAACTCGGAAGTTTCGGGACTGCCCATGGATGCGGAGTTTCAAATTCATGCCGCAGCCCTGTATGCCAGGGATCTTGACCGTGAAGAGCTTGAAGAAGCTTTCATTGACCTCTTCCACCAGAAGATGGTTGATCGCCAGATGTTCCTGAGTATCCTCAAGGATCATGGCATTGATGCCGATATCAATCTCAAATTCCTAACCGAAAGCCAAATTTCTTGATCCCATGGCGACCACTAACTACGCAATTAAAGGCACCCTTGATACCGGTTCTGTAAAGGCACTGGACGGCGGCACCCTGGTATCCTACCTAGGCCACAACCCCCCTGGTGGTCACCGTGGATTGAATACACGCTTTTATAAGCTTACTTCCAGCGCTACAAACGGTACTCTTAGTTTCACAGTAGATCGCTCTGTTGGACTTGAATCCATCAAGTTGTTCCGTCAAGACGGTACTGCTTTGACGGTTCCTGCAGGCTATTCTTCTTTTGGAAATATTATTAAAAACGGTAAGGGGAAAGGCATCGTGGGGGCTACCACTTCTGGCGCTGGGCAGGTGTATATTGTGATGTTGACGTTTGAGGGATTTAGTGTTGAGTACAGCGGAAGCGCCAAAGTCCCCTAAGGAAGAGGTTTCTTCCTTTTTAAATCAGCACGGAATAAATCTTATTGCTCACTATACCGAGATGCGTGTGCATGTCGGTATGGAGCTGTACAAATCATACAAAGACCCATTTGACAAGGAATGGCGGATTGGTTTTGCCAGCCCAAAGATATTTGGGAGACGCGTTGGTGTAGGTATTCGAGCAACAAAACAAGAATGCGTAGCACAACTTGTTGAGGATCTGAAACCATTTGCTGCACTGGTGGAACATTATGTGCAGATGCCCCTAAACGCAAAACGAAAAGGGGCAATTTTGAGTTATGCCCATAGCGTCGGTATCCCTGTATTCAAAGAGTGTAAATTGCTGGAGCTGATCAATGCAAAAGCATGCAAGAACGACATTATCCGGGAATGGTCACCCTATATCAATACTTTTTATTTCAACAAATCGCCATTCTTGATACAAAGAAGAAAGGCAGAACTGAATATGTTCTTGGCACCAGATAAAGAAATTCCTACGCTATACAAGCATAAATGCAAGCTGAAACAATGCCTACTTAACGTAGCAGATTGCTACAGCGGCACCCCAAACCAAATCAAGGCAATGGAATACCTGGAGCGGAAACTGGTGGAATGGGATCAGACTGGGGAGGTTCTTCGTCGTTTTTGGAGGATTTGGAATACTGTTCCAGGAGGTATGGACTCACCACGGAATTTTTTGCGGTCAGCTGATCTAAAAGATCAATCAACTGAAGCTCCGGGGTTAGATGATAAATGAGTTCGTCATAGTCCATTTGTACTAACATCCCTTGCGTTTAAATGCAATCTTAAGCAAAACCAGGTAACCAATCAAGTCCGAAATGACATCTTCATCGGTCCCAACTAATCCAGCACCTTTCTGAATTCGATTTAATTTATCATCAATCCGCACCAAAATTTGCTCAATAGCGGAAGCCTGGCTAAAAATACGTGCAGGGTTCAACGCCGAGTCACCATATTTTTCATTTTTGCTAAGCAATAACTCTTTGATTTCATCACAGACGCTGGCAATTTCAAGTTGGGTTTGAGCGGACATCTGCATTCAGGCCTGTCAGAATATGTTACATGAGACCACCAGGAAGTCAAGAGTACGACGTTGACAACCGCTATCGCGGGATGAAACCAGCGCAGGATGACAAGGCAGGTCAACATTTTTTAAATCAATACGTCAGGGGCAAACAACTGGCTGATCGTAACCCAATTGGTGACAGGCCTCAACATGAAGGGCGCATCATCATGCCGGCCATGGGTGGGACAATTGCTGTTGCACAACTACCTGGTAACATCGGAAATACGGATGCACAGGTAAGCTACCGCAATCCATTCCGCGCACAACCTTCTTAACAAATAACTGCGCCCAAGTTAGAGAATACTTCTTTGAATTTGGTGGCTTGATCGAAACCATACTCAAGCCTAGGTAGGTAGACAAAATATCCCCAAGTCAATGGTGTCCTAGAAAATTCAAAAGTTCTACCATGAATAAAGTAGGGGCGATCCTTAGGAATGCATACGGGATAATTCCAAATCTGCTGACAGGTACGCAAGGTTTCATGGTTTGTTGCGTACATAATTGCCTCGGGAACATTACGCAATTTCCATTCACGCTCTAGACGCAAAAACCAAGCTTTTGCTGGCGACGACGAATTACTACCGCTATGTAATCCCCAACGGTAGGTACCACGTATTTTATTCCAGGAGCAACGACCATACGTGGGTGGGAACATGTAGGTTGTCCCGCACCAAGGTTCTTGTATGTTTAACCCGTCATCCGCCGGAGTATAGATTTGTTTGGCCCGGATAAATTCCTTATTGGCCCTTTCTGTGGTGCAGGGGTCCAGATCAATATCGCCGAGCACTGCATAAATGTACGGCAGATAATCAACTGGGGTTAACCAATCAGTATCAATTGAGTAAACCCTTGCTGCTTCTTTGTAGCGAGCGTGCCTTATGCTCGGTGGTATCTTTAATGACATGAATCAAAGGATGAGTGGCGACTTTTCTTGTTCAATATTGTAGTTAATTAACCGCATCTGTTTTGAATCTTGGATAAGGAACAACGCATTCTTGCCGGGAATCAAGGATTCCGCTTCGACAATAGCTTTTCGCATGACTTCTGCAGGGCCGTCCTGCTCTTCAGATTTGAAATCATGTTGCGCTTGAAGGAGGGCGGGAAGTGTCAAGTAGAAAGCTTGATCAGCTTGCTCGGCTTCCGGCATGTAAACCAAGGCTCCCGGACCTTCATTGGCGTACATCTTGAAGTAATGATCCGCCATGTCAACACAAATGCGCTCCAACACAAGTTTGGCCATTTGTTGTTCTGTTTCTGATGGCGTGGTCAGAAGCAACTTTGAAATCTTTTGATTACGGTCTTTGTCCATGGTTTACTGTCCAGCTGGCGACATCATAGCAAGAAGTTTTTGTTGCTCCAGTTCTTCCCGCGTAAATTTGACGAAATTACCAAGGCCAGAACGCTTGAGTGTTTCACGAATCTTAGGCAACGGTTGGTAGATGACCACCATTTTCTGCATGTTGCCAATCTTTTTGATCAGCTTGCCCTTTTCATCGCGTAATTTGATGATTTCATTTTGCCGCAAGAGGTATTCTGCTACGCAACGATATCTACGTTTTGTGGCAAGATCGATATCAGGAAACCGTTCGCAAATCGTGGCGGGTTTCATATCGCTAAACGTAATTCTGATCTGGTCCGCCAGCGACAACCCAAGTACAAGATCATTGCTGCTGGTTTCATAGGTCTTGATCAACTCCAGGTAACGGCGCAGATCAGCATCCTCAAAACTTCCTGACGGTGGGATGAACATCTCCACCTGTTGCGCCAAAGAAGCAACCAATTTTTCTTCATAATTCTCAATGGTAACCTCTTCAATAACCAATTGATTAAAACGGTAGCTTAGATATTGATGGCGCTTGGGATCAGGATCTTCAAAACTGTCAAGGCCGCTGCCCTCATCCTCTTCATCTGTTAGGTAGTCAAGCACGGCCAAAATTGCTTTGTGACAGTAGCTTAACAATTTTTCTGCGTTTTGGGAAGAGCTTGGCGAGACCATTGTTGTTGGTGATCTATTAAGACCACCAGCGTTTGGTACTCCTTTAATGGCCGCATGTTTTTGAAATCCCCTGGAGTGGGTCTACCGCCATAGTTTTCTGCTTCCCATAGGGCTTTGGCAAAGTTTTTTTGTTGTGTGGTCATCAAATATTCCAATGCTTTTGTTGGCAATGAATCCAAAAATGCGCTAAACTCACGCTTAAACGGGCTACTGCCATGAAAAAAAGCCTCACCTGGGCCGAACTCCTGTTGCTTTTGATCTTGATTCCGCCCTGCGCTATTGGTGTCCAACATTTGTACGGGTTTGTTTCGGATAGAATCTCTATAGAAGTGCATGTTAAGAGGTAAGAATTATGGGTGGCAGTGCTCCTACCCCGCCCACCATTGTAATGAGTCCGCCGCCGCCCCCGCCGACGGTCTACCAAAACAAAAACCCTAGGGAAGCTTATGTCGCTTTGGCGGATTACGGGAAGCGGTTGTACGATCAAACGCAAGCGGCAATCTCACAATCCAATGCACTTGGGGGCACTCCAGAACAAATTGGTCAAAAACAGCTGAATACAGAAGCACTGTCTGCCGCATCGTATGCTAGTAGCCTGCCTTATTCTGCATCCCCAAACTTAAAGCAGACCGCTGCAGACCTATTGAATAAAGCAAAACAACGGGCAGCAGCTGGCCCGCCCCCAAGTGCTTCTACCCCGGATTATGTTCCACCTTCTTGGGTGTATGGCCAGACCGCAAAAGAAATTGCGGATTCACAGAGTAATGCTTAAATCTCGTCTTCAACTAAATCCAAAGAGTGGCTATACACTTCGGTTAGAACATCATAGGATTCAATCGGGATCAACACTACCGAAAGACCGTCTTCCGTGGTGATTTGGTAATGTACTTTATCGTCTACAACGCGGGCAATAATTTCGTCAAAATCTTCTTCAAATTGTTCAAAGGAAACGTATTCCACCGGTAGTTAGCAACTGCTGCAAGGCTAGCAGAAATTGATTTTATTTGACCGTACCCAAATCCAAGGTAGCTGTTGCGGGGCTGGTTACCGCACCAAAATCCAATGAGTCAACAACACCCTCCAATACGTACCGCCAATCGGTAATGGATGTTTGCATCGTGATGGAATACGTTGTTTCTAAGTAACGTATATCGTTAGTAATCAAGAATACATAATCCCCTGGTGGAATTTGCGTGGAGGGGTAATCAGCTTGGACGGTATCATCCCCTTCATCGTAGTTAATGCTGGCCTGGCTGCAAACAAAACCATTGTCGTTGATTGGCAGCTCACGGCGGTGGTTGCCATCTTCTACGACGTAAATGGATATAAGCGTATTTCGATTGGTATCTGAAGTGTAGGCAAATTCGCTATAATCTTGGACAAATTGAACAGATCGTGCCCGGTTTAACCGAAATTTGTAAAACGTAGTTTGAATGCGGCTATTGCCCCCATGCGTATTCCTTATGGTGAGGCTGCGATAGACGTTATCAAAGCTACCAATATCAATGGCGGAGTTTAAGTTGTCGCCAGGTCTTGGTGCCTGTGGCGTGGAACCAAAAATGCCTGTAGAACCAAATGCCGTAGGTCCTGTTCCACCAGCAGGGTAGCTTTCAACGGTTCCTAAGTTATAAAAACCAAAGTTTTCTGGGAGAGTAGTAAGAAATCTTGACATCTTACATAATTAAGCCCGTGTAGACACCATTTGTTCTACCGCTGGCTTGATACAGTTCTTCCATAATTTTAGCACGCTCGGGATAGTAGCCTTCCCCTTCCATGGTTTCAACCAACTCGTAGCTCAAACGTTTTTCAATACAACGGCGTTCATCATCGGCTTCTCCCTTGGTGGCATACGGCTCGGAATAATGCACTTCCGCTCCAATTGATACCCAAGCAAAATACTTAGGATCTGTCACATGGTAGGCGGTAGGAAGAGTTTCAGAGCGCTTTGCTGTGGGCTTCAAAGATGTTTCCATAACTAAGATTGACAGTAGTGATTGATGTATTTGGCGGTTCAGGTTTGACACCCATCAACCGCAAATGAGCGGGGTTACAACATAGTAGCTTACAACCCTCTCGGTGATTGATGCGAAGGCGGCCTGTGTAACCTTTGGTCGTCCAAAATGCAACTCTTGCAGCGGATTGGCTTTTGGTTGTGTGGAATGGTGACGGAAAATATGCAACGGTTTCAGTATCATTTTTACGTGTTGTGCCGCGCCAAATCCAGCAATCATCAGGACCGGTAATATCAACTTTCTCCCAGAATGCTTTTACAATCCAATAATCTTTAAGCTTAAAGTTCCTGACATCAAGTTCACAACGCCCGGCTTGGATTTCTTCCATGCAATCTAGGCATTCATGCATCCGTCCAAATCGCCCAAGATGACCTGGTTTGCTATCTTGATGCCACAGACAGGTGGTTTTCTTTGCGTCAAGTTGTAGTTGCTTGTGTTTCCCTACTTCTTCTTGTAATTCGTCGTGGATGCTTGATAGGTTCCGTTGAAAGATCTCTAGGCTTTCAGTTTTCATGATAGGTCATCCCAGAGCAAATCCGTCGAACCACATGGTAAGGCATCTTGTAATGACGTGCAATGGCAGCAGCCGTCCACCTTCTTGGGTCTTTTTCTTTCAGCTGGCGAATTTCGGTAATCAAGTCGGGTGTTGGTCCAGCACGTTTGGCCTCGTTGCGCTCTAGGTGGACATCGACCCTGGTGCCAAAGAAGTAGTGGTCAGGGTTGATGCACCACTTGGACTTACAGCAGGCCTTACGCACCGCTACAGGGGCTTCTGCGGTGGCGAAGCGGTCAACCAACGCAAGGGTCAGCAGACGGGCGTTGACACCCTTGTAGAAGGGTACACGAGGGTTTGAGCAGGCAAAACCCTTGAGGCAGGGATGCTTCAGGGATTTGACGCACCAACACTGATTGGGCCCTGCTACGGCAAGGAAGTGCTGCATGGCTTCCGCTACGGCAAGGGCATCTTTGCGGGTGAGCCCGGAAAGGATGAAGACGGACCAGAAATCAGTGCTGTAGGTGCCTCCCGTAATGCGCATCGGTAGGGGAAGCAGGGGGACGGGGGTAGTGTAGGGCAAAATCGCTGTGAGGGCAAGGGGTTTGGATGGACAGTCAAAATAACAGTAAATAGGCCCCTTTTTATTTCTTATAGAACCAGTTACGGGTAGAGATCAGCGTGACTGAACTGAGTGTCAATTGCCGCCCCGTTACCAACCGTATGTACACGCAGTTCAGTCACGCAGTACCCTAACCGTAGCTGCTACACGGGGAAATAAAAAGGCCCCCATTTAGTGCTTCACTGACTGTCGCACGCAAACCCCAACCCCTGCAACGCTTCTCAGCCCCCAACCCCAGTTTCTGGCGCTTCCCCTAACGGTGAAATCAGGGTTTTGCCGTCCCTAACGGCTACTAAACTGGCTGTCCATCGCCCCCGCAAGCAGTTTTAGGTCCGTTTTGCCTTTGGTTTTCGGCTGTTTTGGGTTGCAGTGCCATCTGGTCAAACTGTTCGGCGTAGCACATTGCGCAGTGGTGTACGTCCGTCAACCGGCACATACCACCCGATGGCGTGCAAATCTTGTACGTCAAATGCCCACCACCATCAACATATTGTTCTACCGTTGTCCCATTCTTCAATGTAGCAATCAGTTCCATGACGGTTGCAGTTATTGCCGGTGATACAATTATAGGAAAAGGTAGAGTTAAGATTGTGGCCCCCGCGTCCCCATTCCAACAATTTTTGAATGCAGGGTCTAATTATTTCAACCAACTTGGAATAGCAGGCCAGCAAGCACTACGCAGCCCCCAAGCTTTTCTTAATGCTGGCGACCAAGCCCTAAACCAATTAGCCAATCCGTTTGTTGCACCCTCTGCCCGTATAAGCAATATCCCCGGCGCACTTCCTACTGATTACAAAGCGACAGAAGCAGCTGCTATCGCAAATGCAAATGCATACTCAAAAGGTGCAGGCTGGCAAAAACTTCTAGGGTTACCTGCAGGTTACGAACCCGGTGCAGCTGCACTTCCTGTTCGTGGCCAAGCTCCCGCAGCAGGTGCCGGCCCTGCTGGCGTAAGCCCTAACACTATCGTCCAAGGTCAAGACGGTATCCCCGACGAGTACCGCCAACGCCTTGCCGCTTACAACAACCAAGCAACCCTTGCCCGTCAAGCCCTGCAAGGCTACGATCCGTCTAAAGGTGCCCTTCCCGGTGCTGCCCAAGAAGCCCAAGCACAAGGCATGGACATCTGGAAAGACCTCTACGCCGGCACAAAAATGGCCCAACCAGGGGGCGCTGTGGGTACCTTCAACCCACTGATGCAAGCCCGTGGTGATGTACCTTCCATGGCTGAACTATGGCAAGGTATTGGCGGGGGTGCTCCTACCGCAGGTCCCAGCCAAGACGCAATCAACGCAGCCATTGCCCGTGGCGTCAACCAACCCGGCAGCGGTGGGTTCTTTGCTCCCCCTGGCAGCCCCAGCCCCGTGGAGCAAGCGCAACAGCAGCAGCTGGATACCGCAGCACAGGCCGGTAGCGGTACGGAATCATCTACAGCCCTGCAACGCACGGGTGATTACCTGCGAGCATTTAAGCTGGGAGCAATGAACCCCAACAACTACAGCTTGCCGGGCGTTGACTACAGCTCAGCCTTTAGATAAGTTAACCAGTTTTTAACCTGCGCACGTAACATGGCTACTTTCTCTCAACAATTTTCTTCAGGAGACCGCTACTGGGGGCAATCCGGTACTGGTATCCCACCTATCGGTGTGCAAAGCGGTTACCAGGCAGGTGCGGGAACAGGCATTCCTCCTTATTACAACAGCTACTTAGCAGATGCGCCAGCACCATCAGCTAACGCCTTCTTACAAAATTACTTACAAAATCAATTCACAGGTGATGATCTCGCTGCAAATCTCCTAGGCGGGGCAGGTAGCGCAATTCCTGGTGCGGGTAAACAACGCAAGCAACCCATCCTACCAGGCGAACAACAAATTCCCATTGATCAATTGTTTGGTCAGCCCGGAACCAAAGAACCATTACCCATTCAACCAGGATTTCTTCAATTACCGCCGGCTTGACCATGCCGACACACCTAATCCGTGGTTGGATTGCAGAACTTGCCCAAAAATTGCGTAATTCTGATTCATACTCCGATTGGGATTTTGGCATGGAACCAATCCCTGGCGATCGAACCTGGGTGAAGTGCAGAAATTGCACCTGTAGAATAGGAACATCAGAAGATAACGAGTCGTAGCAGTGTCGCAAACCAAAGCCCAACTCCTTGATGGCAGCGTAGTAGCCGTTTCATTTGGCGCAGGTAGTGCAGCAGCCCCTAGTATCAATTACTCAGCGGATACCACAACCGGTATTTATTTCCCGGGGTCTGGGCAATTAGCCATCAGCACTAGTGGGTCTGGGCGGTTAATAGTTAATAGTACAGGGCAAATTAGCATTCCCCATACGGTAACAAGTTTAACTACAACTATTGCAATTAACAATACAGATTCAACTAACGGTACGGGCAATAGAATTGCGCTTCAATCAAATGGCACCAACGTCGCTGCGTTTGACTGGGATTATACGGGAAGTGTGTTTAGTACCAATATCAGTTCATACGGTGGCATTGTTTTCAAAACAAATGGTGCATCACCGACTGAAAAGATGCGCATTGACAGCAGCGGCAACGTTGGGATTGGGATGTCGCCGAGTGCTTGGGGGGCAAATTTCAAAGGATTGCAAATTGCTCCCTGGACATCATTGCACGCTAACAACAATAACGGCTCCCTAGGTCTTTCTGTTAATTCTTATATTGCGGGATCGGGTGGGGGCAGTCCAACTTATATAGGCACTGGCACAGCTACTTCATACGTTCAAAACGCCGGCGCTCATTATTGGTACACCGCCCCCTCTGGCACCGCAGGCAACACCATCACCTTCACCCAGGCGATGACGTTGGATGCCTCTGGGCGATTAGGCTTGGGGGCTACTGGGCCCTTACAAGCGTTACAAGTAGCAGGAAAAGCGATTATTGGCCTTACAGGACAAGACGCACCCGCAGCTTCTGTATTGCATCTGTATCAAGCAAGCGGAAGTAATGGAATTAGCTGGGGGGATTCTTCATTTAGTCCAGCGGCTTACATAGGCACTTCTGCTGGCGCTCTTAATTTTAGCGCAAGAGTAAATGGTTCTACGGCGGCAAACCCTGCCTCTCCTCAAATGACTCTTGTGGATGGGCGATTAGGGATTAACACTGCGAGCCCTAGCTTTAAGCTTCAAGTTGCTGGCGGTAATGCGACAAATTTTGGTGTTAGTGGCGGCTCAACAGCAATTCGTTTTGATTTTGATAGCACTCAATCCACAATTTTTGGTGTAGATAACACCTTTTTTGGTTATTACACACCTCTTCGTATTGGTGGTTCAATTACTCAATTTCTAATCGGTGGCAATGAGGCGGGTAGATTTGATTCCAGCAACAGGCTCTTAATTGGCACGTCTACTGCGCGTACAAATCTTTATGGTGCCTCTTACGACCCAACATTTCAATTAGAAACATCGGCAGGCCTTGCAGAACGTGGCTTATCTATCTGTTACAACGGAGGCACAACTACCGGTGGCTCATTAATTGCACTCATCACATCAAGAGGCACTACTGCCGGAGCAGTCACAATTGTTGCCAGTGGGGATGAACTTGGGGGTATTAACTTTATGGGTACTGATGGAGTCAAACCCCTTGCTGGCGCAACTATCAGTTCCTATGTAGACGGCACCCCCGGTCTTAATTCAATGCCAGGCCGCCTAGTGTTCTCCACTACGCCGTCCGGGTCGGCTAGTCCGGCAGAAGCAATGCGGATTTCTAGCAACAGAGTTATTACTTCAACATTAGCTGGCTCTACAAATCAACCTAACATTGTCTTATCCGTTGGCGGTGTGGGAGATCCTGGAACTACCTCTTGGGTTACCCCTAGGATTGATTTTCAAGGTTCTAGTCTTGCCTCCCCAGGTACAACTTTTATTGGGGCAACTGGTGCGATAGGTAGTAGGGCACTCATTTTTGCTACCGGCGGAGATGCAGCCGGCACGGAGAGGATGAGGATTGTAAGTGACGGGTCAATTTTAATAGGAACGACAGGTGCCGGTGTTGTAAACAACAACGGAATTACACTTAATCCAAATGGAAATTATTCTACTTTTAATCATGTAAATGGAACGGTAACTGGGACTGGATACATTGTTTTTGGATACAATGGTTCCCTAATTGGTTCAATTACGCAAAACGGAACAACAGCGGTTGCTTATAATACCTCTTCTGATTATCGCCTTAAAGAAAACATTGTCTTGTTGACCGGAGCAATTGACCGCCTACAACAAATTCCAGTTCACCGTTTTAATTTTATTACTGAGCCTGACAAAACCGTTGACGGCTTTCTTGCACACGAAGCACAAGCCGTCGTCCCTGAATGTGTGACTGGTGAAAAGGACGCAGTTGATGAAGACGGCAATCCTATTTACCAAGGGATTGACCAATCTAAACTTGTACCACTGTTAACGGCTGCGTTGCAGGAAGCCATCGCCAAGATTGAAGCCTTGGAAACCCGCCTAGCTGCTTTGGAAGGCAAGTAGTCCTACTCACTTCCATGCTTAGCCAAACCCAGTAGTCAACGCCACTAAAATGAAACCCTTCAACGCACAAAAGTTTGTACTTCACTGTATTGCAGGGCTTTTTGCAATTCAATTTAGCATCTATTTAATTGGTGCCATATCTTGTTACGTCAAAATCAATGTAACCATACAAGAACAATGCAGCAGTTACGACGACCATTTACAAAAAGCATTTGAAAGCGCTCTCACAACAGTCCTTGCCCTCCTGGTGCACATCAAAGACGATGACTGACTGCTATAATCATTGTTATGCTGGGTAGAAGTAACAACTAACATGGCTTACATCGGGTCTGCACCTACCGTTGGATTCATAGCAAAACTGCAAGATATCACCAGTGGTTTCAACGGCAGTACCACTACCTTCCAGCTTGCCCT